CAGATGCAGATCACGACTCCTTCGCCGCGTTCGTCAAGACCCTCAAGGGTATGTCCGATAACGACTACATGGCTGCCGTGTCGGGAGGAAGCCGTGAGGCTATTCTCTACCGCCAGGCACTCCAGCGTACCAGTACCGGCCTTGCCATCTCGACAGACCAGTCGATGAAGATTGCTAGTTCAGACAACATCTTCGGTCGCATGCTGATGCAGTTGATGAACTACTCCTATGCGTATTCTAACTTGGTCAAGGATCGCATGTATGACAGCGCGCTTGGGGTGTTCAAGAAGTCCACTCCGCAGGAGAAGATTAGCGCCCTGGATCGTGCCAAGTACGCCATGCCCCTAATCATGGGTGGCGTGACTGTCGCCGCCTCTGTCGCAACCAAGGCTTTCATCGCCAATATGTTCCCCTCCGACTCCGGCGACGACTGGCTAGAAAAGGAAGACGAACTGAAGGTGCTAGATTCCGCATCCTACGCTGGTATGTTCGGCAAGAAGTTTGAATACATCGTCCGCGTCGCCGAACGCGGCCAGTTCCCTGCCGGTCCTGTCCCCGAAGCTATGGGCAAGGCTGTCAGCGCCGTCTACAAGGCAGCCAAGGGTGCAGGCGACTCCGAGAAGGCCAACTACGCGGCGGCCAACTCCGCACGACGCACGGTCATCACCCCCCTCGTCGTGGGTAGTGCGTCCGCATTCAACCCCGCACTAGGTACTGCCGCCAACTTGGCGATGCGTGACCGTAACTTTTCAGACGCCATCATCGAGGGGCTGTCCGGTACGGAAAACCCCAAGAAGAAGTAATCGGTTGACCAATGTTGGGTGTCGTGAGAGGATGCTCTCGCAATGCCCAACATTGAAACCGACGCCCTGGCCGATAAGCTCCACGCTGATCTCGGCCTACAGACTGAAATGGGACGCGAATACCTACGCGCCATTATTCCCCTAGCCCAGCTTATGGATCGTAAGCAGATGGACTATGGGAGTAGCAATATCAGTTTGAACGGCGAGTTGGGTGTTATGGTCCGCACCCAGGATAAGGTAAGCCGCATCCGCAATCTCCTCACCAAGGAGATTAAGGGCGAGCCGGCTGCCACCAATGAACCGATTATCGATTCTTGGTCCGATCTCGCAAACTACGGCGTTATTGGCCTGCTCCTACGGAGCGGCAAGTGGCGCTGAACACAGATTCTTACTGGCCCAGAGAAGGCCGCCTGGCTAAAGACCTACCGGACCGCACACCCGGCTAGATACCTTATCTGCCTAGCCAAGCAAAGGGCTAGGCGTTATGGCCTAGAATTCGATTTAAAGCCCTCCGACATACCGATGGGTAAAGCATGCCCAGTACTAGGCATAACCTTCAAGAGGGGCATCAACGGCAACCCGCTAGACACCTCCCCAACCATAGACCGGATAGACAATTCAAAGGGGTACGTTAAGGGTAACGTGGTGGTTATATCCTACCTGGCCAATCGTATTAAGACGTCGGCTGATGCCGAGCAGATAGGCAAAGTCTATAGATGGCTGAAACGATTGACCAAATTAAGATAGCATTGATAATGGTTACACCATGATTCTTGCCTTCATTACTCTGCTTATCGGTTTCGGCTGCGGCTTTGCCGTTGGCTTGAAGAACGCCAAATCCACCAAGGTCGAAAAGGCTTTAGATCTTATCTCCGAACTAAAGGGAAAGAAGAAGTAAGTGCGGTCGTTCCTGCCAGTCGTACTGCTTACGCTGGCTGGATGCTCGTCCACGCCAGAGCAGTTAGTCCAGCCGCCGGCTCCGACAAAGGAGTCTGTGGTTACGACCCTAGGCAAAGACCTAGACAAGACAGATCACCGGGTTGGCGCGGCTTTGGTGGCTATCGAACAGAATGCCGACAAGCCAAAGGTGGTTGTGGCGGAGTCTCGCCTAGCCCAGTCGTACTTACCAGTACCACCAGAGAACGACGTCGCCTACGCGGTTGCTCGCGCAGCCAAGGGAAGCGAGGCTGAATACGCCAAGCAAATGGAGTTTGGTCGCAAGCTGGTCGGTGCCGTAAACAAGGCTTGGGAGAAACTGGAGGCTGACCAATCTGAAGCCAAGAGGGTGTCTGATTTAAAGGACGCCCGCATCAAGGAATTGGTTGATGAGGTTGAACGCGTCAAGAAGGACCAGGCTAATCAGACCTGGACCTGGATTGCCGGAGGACTGGCTGTAGCCGGCGCACTGGCTACCGCGTTCCTCGGTCCAAAGATTGGGCTGCCCCTCATCCTGTGTGGTATGCTGTGCGGAGCGGTGCCTTTCATCTACGAGTCTGAATATTTCGCAATCATTGCCGGCGTGACAATTGCAGCCGCATGCGGACTAGGACTTTGGTGGCTTTACGACCGAGTTAAAGACTCCGTTAACGACAATGAAAAGACCGAAGATCAAAATTAATTTCGAGGAATTGGGTGATCTTCCTCCCACTAACAAGAACAGCACCGACTTCGGCCAGGCCGATAAGGCTACTGGAGAGGTAACATTAGATCCTCGTCAACCCCCCTTTGAGATGCTCGATTCGGCCGTCCACGAATTTCTGCACGTCGCAAATCCATACGCCTCCGAGAAGAGCGTAGCAGCCACAGCTACTATCATTGCCGAAGCCCTATGGAGGATGGGTTACCGGCGATGAAGCCTCCAGACGAAACACAGGCTGGTCTATCCCTGTTCGATCAACTCAAGCAGGGAGGGTTTACGGCAGCACTTATTGGTATGGCCGGCATGGTGGCTAAAATCTTAATATCCACAGACACGGAGATGACTGTCGGCAAGGCAGCTCGTCACGTCCTGGCCGCGGGCATCGTTGCCTGGTTAGTGGGACAGGGGCTTGAGGAAGTATCAATGTCCCAGGGTCTAAAGACAGCATGCATAGGCGTAGCAGGCGCGGCAGCCACTCACGTCGTTGACGCTGCCATCGCCTGGGTGAAGGCCAAAGGGGAGGCGGAGGTTGCCAAGGTAAAGAAGGGAGGCGTCCGTGGTAAAAGAAAAAAGTAAAACCATACCAACGCTTGAACTAGCGTTGCTTGGTACGCTGTTTATAGCGGACGCCGTGTGCGTCCGGCTGTGGATGATTATGGAGGACATCCGGCTTGCGCTTACAGATCCGAATGCGATGGCAATTATCATTACCCAAGACTCCATCAAGAGCGACAACGCCCGCGTAGAGAACCAACTAAATACAGCCCGCTCGGCGTTCCAAGACACCGAGCGAGCGACTATGGTATTTAGTGTTTGCCTCATCCTTATCACCATCGCCCTACTGGCGAGAATGGTAAAGACTAGGCGTTGATTACTTAATCTTCTTAAAGCCGCCAACGAACAGGTGGTGCGCAATGCCACCGTCGAGCGTTACCTTGCCGCCGTTGTGAGTCTCACAGGCGAGGAGGATCTTCTTCTCGACGTAGCCGTCGAGGGCGATGAGAAACTCTTTCGAGACTCGCTTGCCGTGGGACTTGGCAAGCTTCTTGATGAGGCTGGCCTTGATATATTGGATGTTCATAGGTTGGGTGAAGAGAAACAGTATCCTACATTTCGTAGGAGATGTCAAGCCTACAAAAAAAGCATAGTAAAAACAAAGTGGTGATTGACGACCCTACACCCAGTAGGCACAACCCTCTCATCGGACCCAACACCGTGGACATCAAACTCGACATCAAAAAGCTAGTCGCCTACTTCGGCGGCCGCATCAACTTATGGCGCAAACTAAACGCCATCGGCTATCCGCTGTCAGTTAAGACCATCGAGAAGTGGTCTGAACGCGACAGCCTTCCGGCTCACCGCATCGTCCAGTTGATGGACCTTGCCAAGCGTGATGGCCGCGTCATTGATCTTAACTCTTTCCTGCTAAACTCCGCCCCCAACGCCGAGAAGAAGCTTTCCCCCAACCGACATGAAAAACAAAAAGTCCGCAGCAGCCGTTAAGGCTCCCACGGAGATGACTGTCTCGGAACTCCGAGACGCCGCCTCCATCCAGAACAACATCGTCGAAGCCGCAAAGGCTCGACTTGCCGACGTCCAGTCGGAACTGACCACCCGGTTCGCCGAGGTTATCAAGTCCGCCCTGGAACAGGATGGCAAGACCCACGGTCAGCACACCTTTGAATCCGAGGGCATCAAGCTCACGTCCGAGGTTCGCGCCACCGTCAAGTGGGACAGCACCAAGCTTGAAACCATTGCCCGCTCCCTCCCCTACGACCAGGTTCAGCGCATGTTCAAGATTGAGTTCTCCGTGCCGGAGAAGTCCTTCCAGTCTGTCATCGATAACAACCTTCGTACCAAACTGGTCGATGCCCGCACGGTCAAGTACAGCGACCCCAAGTTCACCTTTGTTTCCTAATCTCCCAACCCAACACCATGATCAAAATCATCAAGGCCGACGACCGCCTCAAGGCCGTACCGAAAATCAACATCGCTCTGTTTGGTCCTGCCGGCGTAGGCAAGACCACGCAGGCTCGCACCCTCAACCCCAAGACCACGCTCTTCGTGGACCTTGAGGCTGGCACCCTTGCCATCCAAGACTGGCCGGCTGACGTTATTGACGTCCGCGATGTCGCCCAGACTTTCGGTAAGTACCCGTGGGAAATCGCTCGCGCCCTGGCTCTGTATGTCGGCGGTCACGACCCAAGCGACGCCACCGGTCCTTACTCAAAGCCTGTACACGAAGCCGTCTCTGCCGCCTTCTCCAACATCGACCTTGCCAAGTACGACACCATCTTCATCGACTCAATCACAGTCGCTGGTCGTGAGTGTTTTAAGTGGGCAAAGGTACAGCCAGAGACGTTCAATCGTGAAGGCAAGCCGGACACCCGTGGTGCCTACGGCCTTCTCGGCCAGGAGATGATCCGCTGGCTGACTCACCTTCAGCATTCTAACAAGTCCATCGTCCTATCGGGCATCCTCGATCAGGAGGTAGATGACCTCAAGCGTGTGTCTTGGAATCCGCAGATTGAAGGCTCCAAGACCGGCCGTGAGCTTCCTGGCATCTTCGACCAGGTCATCACCCTCCAGAACTTCAAGAACGACGACGGCTCTATGTACCGCGCCTTCTGTTGCCAGCAGCAGAACCCTTGGGGCTATCCCGCCAAGGATCGCTCCGGTCGCCTCGACATCCTTGAGGCTCCAGACCTTGGCGCTCTTATCAAGAAGATCCGTGAAGGTAAGCGCGTCGATACCAACCTCGTCCGCACCATCCCAGTTTCCACCACACCAACCAACACCAAGTAATCAATACCATGAGCATGTTCTCCCCCACCTCTGGCGCCGGCTCGGCTCCAGAACTCATCCCCAACGGCACCCTGGCGTGGGCGTTGATCACCGTCGCTGGCGTCAAGCAGTCCAAGACGTCCGGCGGCACGTACTACCCAGTCACCCTCACGGTCATCGGCGGTGAACACGAAGGTCGCAAGG